GACCTGACCTCGTCCGCAATCAGCAGGTGAGGCAGGAATCGGTTAGCGTCCGTGATCGCTGTTGCAATGTGTGTGCTGCTCATTGTCGTACAAACTCCACTCGGCCAAACCGTGCGCCGTCTACCAGTCGTTCGCCCATGGCCTCCATCAGTTCGGCCACGTCCTCATCCCGCCACAATCCGCGAGACTGGATGCGGATGTCTACAACACTGGCGCGGACGGGCTGTTGCTGTGATGATGCAATGCCGGATGTGTCTGGTGCTGATTCCGCCAAGCCAGCGCCACCACCCCCACCGCCAGAGCCTCCTCCGCTCTTGATGGCGTTGGCTAGCCCCATTCCTGTTGCAACAACCTTTGCCACCGCTGCGAACTTTGCCCAAAAAGGGACTGTCGGATCAGCCAGGGCCTGAGATGCGGCTATGTAGGCGTTTGCTGTAGCCTGTGCTGCGCCCGTAACCTGAATCAGTTTCGTCATCTTGTTGCTGTGCGCGCCGGTCGCGGAATACAGCGACTCCATGTAGGTCTTTGCCGCGCCGAGCTTGTTCGTCAGCGTGGTCTTGTCCTTCTTGGCTGCGTCTTCGGCAATTCCGTGCAGCCTGTTTTCGTGATCTTTGGCCATCTTCTCCTTGTAGGCAATCTGTGATTCCTTGGCAATGTTCTCCATTTCTGCGTATATGGCGTAGTCGGCCAGCTTGCGCTGATATTCAAGATTTTCGAGTTCGGCCTCAGACGCGAATTGCTCTTGCAGACGCTGGCGTTTAGCCTCATACGCAGCGTTTTCCATTTCGGCTTCTCTGGCAATCCTGTCCATTTCCGCGACAATCTGGTTGTTCCAGTAGATTTCCTGTTCCGCCGCGCGTTTTTCGGCGGCAGCGCGTTCCTTCTCGGCCTTCTTGTCGGGTTCGGCAGCGGCTGTTGATGCCCTGCCGCCAGTCGGCTTGCTATCCAGCACACCGGTTCCGTCCAGCAGCTTTTCCAGTTCAGCACGGCGGGCCAGGAACTCGCCTTGCGCTTTGATGTTGGCGTTTTCGGCAAGAATGGCGGCAGTCGATGCTTGATAGGCGTCCTCGTATGCCTTATAACGCGCATCACCGCGCGCCAACGCCCCGCTGATGCTGTCGCTGGTGAAGATCGCGGCAGAGGCTTCCTTGAGCGTCTGGAACCCGCTTACACCCTTGGCAACAAAGTCCGTGATCTCGATTGTCAGGAGCTGGATGCCGGTGCGGATGTTGTTGGGCATGTCAACGAACGCCTGCCAGCCTGCGCCCATGACGGCTTTGATAGCCGCACCCACGCCGCCGATAGCCTCGCCTGCGCCGTCAATCTCGTCTGCTGCACGGCTGAATGTCTCGCCCCATGTGACGGTTAGGCGCGTGAACTCGGTGAAGATGGAATTATCCATGGCATCAGACAGGCCCATCAGCGCACTGGCCACAGCAGACGATGCGCCGACCGTCTGATCCATCTGGCCAACGATCTCAATGAACGAGTTCTTAATGGTGGTTGTTGCGCCGGAAATGGTCGGGGCCATGCGCGCAAACTGCTCATCAACGGCTGCGCCTTGCTGATTCAGCGCCTCGATGACGGCGGCTGATGTTATCTTTCCTTGTTCGCCCAGTTTCCGCAGTTCGCCAACCGTGACGCCCATGCCCTCGGCAATCGCCATGGCCAGCGCCGGAGCCTGCTCCATGACGGAGTTGAGTTCCTCGCCCCGGAGCGTCCCGGACGCGAATGCCTGCCCGAGTTGCGTCAATGCAGCTTCAGCCGACTGCGCGGACGTGCCGGAGATCACCATTAGCTTGTTGATGGTTTCCGTGGTGTCGCCCACTTCTGACAGCGACAGCCCGAGCGCCCCAGCGTTTTGAGCGAGGCGCTGGTAGACTTCGGCGGTTGCCTCAAGCGGTGAGCGGGTGCGCTGGGCGATTTCAAAAAGGTCGGATTGCGCGGCGTATAGCTCGTCGCTGGATTTCGTGACCAACGAGAGCCTGTTGGAAATGGTCGTGTAGGCTTCAGCGGCCTGCATGACCTCGCGGACGCCGAACGCGGCCCCCAGGGTGACGGCCAGCGACTTCATAGCAGACGCCGCCTTTCCCCCCGCTTGTGTCAGCCCACCGAGCGATCCGGACGCCTCGTCAATCTGGCGATAGTCGGCCCGCAGTATCAGCTCAGCCAGCGTTGTCATCGGTCATTGCCCTCTGTACTGCGGCTTCAATCCGCATGATTGTTTCCGATTCCCATCCGTGCAGCGGGATGCCGACCATCTGCGACCATGCCTGCAATTCCTGCCATGTCAGCGCCTGCCCGCGTTTGATCTGGCAGTAATACGCCCACAGGTAGTGCAGCTCCTCGGGCGCTTCCGGGGTGGACAGCGCCTTCGGTTTGCGCCCAGTCTGACGCCAAACGCTCGTCAGGTGGTCGCGGAGTCGTCCGGTTCCGCCTTTTGGAGGCTGTTCGAGTCTTGCTTCGGCTCGGCAGTGCTCAATGAGCCGGTCGAGCCGCTGCCGAAAAAAACCGATGCATCCGATGTGGTGCGGTCGAGCCAGTCAGCTAAGTAGGGGGCATTGGTCAGCAGGGTCATGACGTTTTCGCGGCTGAACTCGTCGTCCAGCGACCAGCCGGAGACGGACGAGGCAAGCAGGTCCATCATAGCCGCATCTCGCAATTTCTTGCGCTCACTGTCGGGCGTGGCCGGGTCAATCATGGCGGCAGCGGTAAACACAGCGGCCCGCTTCTGCCGGAATGAGTCGGAATCGGTGTGATGGACGTGCAGCCATTCAGCCGTCAGTCGCCCATCACGTCCGGGGATCATGACGCGACGGCCAGTGTTTGCCACCTCAAGCGTGAAGAAATCAGATGCTTTCATCAGGCACGCTCGATCTTGAGTTGGGTGGCGTCGCTGCTGCTGTAGATCGCCTGGAATGGCATGGTGATACTGACTTCCCGCTCCCCGCCCACTTCAGGCTTTCCGCCGGTGAACTTGACCTTGGGCAGGGTGAAGGTGTACGTAGCCACGCTGTCGGTCAGAGTGAACACGATGGCCACTTCGGATTCGTCGTCGAACGCATCAAGCAGGGTGTCGTCCTGATAATACGCAGTCAGCTCGCCGGTGACAATCGAGCGGCCAGCCGCGCCACGGATGCGGGTGGTTTCGCCCACAACCGGCAAATTTTCAATGCCGTTTTCCAGCGTCAGCTTGATGGCGCTGATGCAGGTCACGGCACTGCCGCCCACCGTGATTGAGCCTGACGGAGAATCCATGACGTTTTCGTTCGGGTCGGCGGTGTAGGAGCTGCCAGCAATAGCCGTGCCAGATCCTGTGTCGTCCATGCCCAGCACGCTAAACGTGCCGGTGACGATTCCGGTCGCCGGGCATTCCAGGCTGAACGAGTTGAACTCGCAGCCGACGGCGCGACGGTAGCGGGTGACGTCGCTAAAGAAACGCTCAATGGTAAACGACCGGCGAGTCGTGCCAGCCTTCAGAACGTCGGCGCTCCACGTACCCATCATCACAGCCTGAAGCAGGTCATCCCATGATGCGTCACGGAACTCAATGCCGATGTCGCCGGATGCCTGACGGACGCCGTGCCGGAAGTCGTTTAGTTGCCGGTCGGAGCGGATGGTTTCCGATTGGAATGTCTCTTTTTCCAGACCGATTGAATGACTGGTCGGGTTGATGACTTGAAAGGCCGGAGTGGCCGGTGTGGTGCCGTAGGTGACTTCAGCGATGTACGCGAGCCGAGCCAGTGAACCGCCTGCAATTGCCATGATTATGATCTCCGCACATACGCGCTAAAGTTGATTGTCAAAACTGACCGGAGCCAGCCGTTTTCGGTTGATAGGGTTGTGGGGGTTGCGCCCCAGATTACGACCTGCTGACCATCGTAGGTCAGTCGGGTCCCGGATGTGTAGTCCGCACAAATCTCATCGATCTTTTCCAGCGCCTCGCCGTCGCCGCGTCCAGTGCGGAACATCAGGTCTATCTGAAAAATGCCGGTGACTTCGTTCGTTCCGTCGCTGCCCATCGTTGCCGCATCGCTGCCAGCCCACAACACAAACAGCCGGGCATGGTCGTCGCCCGCTGCCGGATTGTAGTCCCGGTTTGGATAGTACGTGGTCAGTCCGTAAGCGCCGGTTGCCCATGACTCAAACAGGGCGGATTGAATGTCGGCGAACCTCATACCTGATTCTCCGCTGCCACTTGTTTGACGATGCGCAGGATGCGAGCGTGATTGATGCGGACCATACCACGAGGGGCTTGATTGCTGCCGCCGAACTCGATCTTTTCCGCGTAGTCGAGATTGTTGACGAGGTAGTTTACCGATCCGGCCCCGCCAATTTTGCGCACGGCTTTTGCAATCGTTGCGTTTCCTGCCTTGTCTACGTCCGCTGTCGTCCCGGATGCTGGCGCTTCTTGCGATGCCTGCCAGTTTCCGCGCAGTCGTCCGGTATCAACCGGGGTTGACATGATCGTGGCCGAAAACCACTTGATCGTCACACTGCGGCACGTCTCATCCAGCGACTTGCCGACGCGCCGTGCGAACCGCTCCAAATCGGATTCAAAGCTCATCGGCGAACCCTCACGACATAGGCAAGAATGGTCCCAGCAGGGCGGACTTCATTGATTTCCTGAATGGCCCATGAGCCAGCCACGCCAGCGCCCAGGATGATGCCGGGAGCGCCGCCGACGGTTGTTGCGGTCGTGTCGCCAATGCTGGATACGTCGATGCGGTCGCCCATGCGGACTTCTACATCCGGCCCCATGACAAGTTCGCGGTCGCCGGACTGGATGCGGGTGCCGTCAACGAGACGGCGGGCGATCTCGCGGAAAACGCC